GTCAAGTATTACAATTTTGTTTTTTGGTTTAAGCATTTTTCCTATCATGTTAATTATTGTTTGATTTGTATTTCGTAAGATTCTCCTGTAGGTGAGTCGTGATGTGACATGCTTGCGTGGTAAACGCCAGGCTCGTCATCAGAGTCTTTCCAAATTCTAAATGTAAGATCAGAGTTAACTCTTATGGCTTCAAATAAATCCATACCGTGTGTTATTTCTACATCTTTTTGTCCTGTTCTATTTTGCCAGCCCATATTGGTTCCGACAATAGAAAAGGTTTCTCCTGAGTATTTATCAAAATACAACATATCATATTCAAACTGTTCATAAGCGTCTCCACCAAGATTCTCATCTTGCCAAACTGCATCTTCTATAATAGATTCTGTAACTTCGCTTGGCTTTAAGCTTCCTACCTGTCTTAGATCTTCAAGAATATAAAACTCATACCTTTCTAAAAATTCAGGTATATTATTTAAATAGTCTTTGATTTCAAACTCTATAAATTCTTGAACATCGTACTCTGCTATTCTAGTTGTTATTACGTTACTCATATTGGTTTGTTTAAAGGTTAAAAAAGGGAGCCGAAGCTCCCCTTATTGTTAATAAAGTTGTTAGTAATTATATTGTAGTTGCAAAAGCATCTATCATTTTGAACGCCTTGTTAGACATTCTAGCACCACCGCCTACCATAAGCGATTCGTCTCTACCAAATGCTCTGTTAGGCACTGATTTCTTGTGGTTTACAAAGTGTGTTACACCATTGAATAAACCCCATAAGGTTTGACCGTGAACTTGCATTTCTGTGTTAATAGATTGTTGTAAATCCATTGCTGCATTTATCTTTCTAACAGAATACTCTTTCATCATTTCGCTGTGCGACATAGAACGATCTATATTCATAAGATCTTTCCAAAGATTAGTTCTAAAATCCATTAATTTTCTGTCAGTAAATATTTCTACTTCAGACCATTCTTGGAATTTCTTGTACATATCTTGCTCTTCATCTTTATAACTATTCATGATTTGAGGTATTGCACGTAACTGCTCTTCGATTGTACTATTGTGTCTTAGCTTGTGCTGTGCACTATTGTGGAATTGGTAAAACTGATTAGCACAGCTAACTACTTGATTACCATATCCTATGCGAACACCATGCTTACCATCGTGTCCCCACGTAGCAAAGACATACTTAATTATTTCGTCATTAGCTACATGCATTTTATCCTCCAGCTTAAGCTGTGCAAAGCATTGACGACCACCGTTGATAGGGCCACTATGTGATATAGTGTAATTATTGTCTTTAGCTACTTCGTGCAAGACATTCATAATATCAGCATTTTGAGTAACGTGATAATTATTACCTACCACTCCTAAACTCTCGTCTGTTGCATCATTAACTGTTGCAAACCACGGAGTTTCTACGTGTTCTTTAGCTTGAGTAAAGCTATTGTCATCGTTTAGATAAGTTGTTTCGTCTAGTCTAAATAAAGGTCTTTTAGATACTTCAAAGTCTAAACCGATTCCGAATAATTTTTCATTTTTCATAAGCGTGTTGTTTGTTGATTTTTGGTTATATCTCATATTGAGTTAGGCCATGAGACGAAAGCCTTTTGGTTATTTCTGTAATCTCTACTTTAGAAGAATATTTACCAGCATATTTAGTTCTTAATTTATTATATGCATATTCATTTATAGCGGAGCTTTTTAAATCATTAAGGCAGTTGCCTTTTAGCAATCCTTCTTCATTGTACTCTTTTGATAAGTGAGACAATTTAACAGATTTAGTTTTATTAGAGAAAACTTCTTTCCAAACTTTAATCTTGTATTTGCAAAGCCAGATAGTCTTTCTTTCTTTCATAAACCAATTTCTTTTAAGGCTTGAGTTACAGGATCTGTATATATAGAATAGGAGGCTATTTTATTAGCTGGCCTACCAAACATTAAGACATGTGTGTCTATATTTACAAATCCTTTCTTATCTGTAGTGTGTATATAATTGTTATGTACACTATCGTAAAAAGATCCAACAGGTTTGTTTGGTCTTTTATCAGATCGTTTCAGTGTTATTCTTGAACTTTCACTCTTTGCCATATTCATTTGTTAATGGAGATCCTACTGTTATAGCTTTGTACATTTCATAGGAAATGTTTACTTGCATATAATCTATATCTCCTGGTTCTCTAGTGCAAATTCCAAATATTTTACCTGGATTTTGACAATAGTGTGGCCAATCTAACACTATTTCTCGTTTTAACCAAACAGTTATACTAATTTGTTTCATTTGTGACAGTTTTAATGGTTTCTACTTTGTTTTGTGTTTCAATCCAAACTTTAGCACCACAAGATAATGGTTTGTCTGGGCTGTAGATTATTCTAGCAGCTTCTAAACCGTCTTGTCCATAGACAATAGCTTGGTGTGCGTATTCGTTTGTTTTGTAAGTCTTGCAAGTAAGGACAGGATTTACCTCTCCTTTCTTTGCGTTAGACTTAATTACGTGTTGATTAACGTGAATAATTGTTTTCATTAGAATATGTATCTGATTTTATTCCATGGTATAATAGAGTTATGCAACTCTTTAAACTTCTTAATGTATTTAGATTTAAGATGTCGCTCATACCTTACGTTAGCACCGCCATACTGTGACGTTTTATCTTCCTGTAGGTGTGGAACCCACAGTTGTCGTTCTGCTTCAGGATTATCGTTTAGATTGTGTTTGTGTCTGCCCTCGTTGTGAGTTAGGAATATAACCTCGGCATACACTTGGTTTTTGTAATCTACGTAATCGTTAAGCATTTCGAAGAGTAGTTTGTAATCTTTTTCCCAGTCTTTATATAATATAACAGGACTAAAGTTTACATGCACATCATAGCCTCCGTCTATAAACGCATTGATAGCTTTTATTCTATCAATTATTTTAGACGTGTTAGGCTCGTGTATATCTGCTTGATTCTGAGGCATTAAGCTAAATCGTATTCTGATTTTACCTTTAGGATCAAACGTTAGTAAATCTGGATTCACATATTTTGTAGCAAACGAACCCATAAGGTTATTTTGTTCTACAAAAAACTGAAAGATTTCTTTCCATTTGTGATATTTAGCATGAAGAGCAAAGTCTTCGTTGCATGATATATCGTAAGTGGTGTATACAGGATGTGTTTGGTTAGGCTTGTTAGGGTTTGCAAATCTACTGTGTGTTAATACTTGTTCAAGTATTTCACGATGATTGTTTGCAATGTCTAAGCCTTTTACTTTATTACGCTTCATATAACAATAAGAACAGTTATATAAACAACCATGACCAAAAGACGGAGTGATAAAGTCTGTTGACCTACCACTTGGCCTTATGATCATGGATTTTCTTTTTACCTGTCTAATCATAATAATCTTCTATGCTTTCTTTGTTTGCGTAATACCATATTAATACGCCTACTAAAGATGCTAGTGCAATTCCCATGTCTACTGTCATAGTTATTCGAATATAGTTCCTATTAGTCCTCCAACTAGTATACCAACAGATGTTGCTAATACTGCTACAGTCTTGACAGACTTTCTGCCAATATCCAAGCTATTGTTAATAGCGTTTTCCACAGAGTTTGAATGTTTATCCACGCTCTTCCAGTAGTCTTTGGCAAACATAAAATCACGAAGTTGTTTTACGTCTTGTGCTTGACTGCTAAATAAATTCTTTACTGTTTTCTTCATAGTTTCTAGTTGTTTTGGTTATTATATTGTTTAATAGCGTATAATACTGCATTATATGTATCGTCTAAATACGGTACATTAAGTCTAATGTCATCATAAAGTTGATAATCTAATTCAGGATCGTCAACAAATATGTCTTGTATCTTTTCAATTACTGGCATAAGCCAATCCCAAGATAAATTAAATTTCATATCATTAACATGAAAATTACTGCTACCATAACATTGATCATATTGACCATGAACATAATAATAGTCTTTGTAATCTTCTTCTTGGTACCTTTCATCTTTCTTCCAATAATCAGCACATGTAGGGTAACCCATAAATTCTGCTATAAGTTTATTATCTTTCATGCTATCTTTTTAAATTTAGTTTTTAATTTATCTATCATGTCTAATAAGCACACATCATTAGGATCAACATACTCTCCTGTGATTTGTTGATACATATCTACAATAGATACTATTTCTCTACGCAGCTCGTTCATCTGCTTGATAAAGTTATCGTATTCCTTAATTGTCATAATTTCTCTAGTTCTTTTTCGCATTTATAACATACACCCCAATCGTGGTCTGTATTTTGTAAATCGTCTTCCGATACAAATGTGCCACAGCAACTGCAGGGCACGTCTTTAATTTCTGTTGGATCTATCATAGTTCTAAATCTTGAAGATATGAGTTTGCATAAGCAATTAACTCTTTTCTATTTACGGTTTTATCATTTATTGTTTTGCACAACAATACAAATTCATATTTTCTAGATTCAAGATCTATAATTTCTGCTTCTAAGTCTTTAATAATTTTGCCTCTATATTCATTCCCTTCAAGAAGGTCATTCATAGAAGATTTTAAAGCTTGGTTGTCAAAAAATTGTTTAATTGTATTTTGAAGAGTTTCCTCTAATCGTGTAAATCTTTTATCTATGCATGTATTATTAACAATTGTTGTTGTTTGTAAATCATCAATTCTTTGTAATAATTCTTTTTTCATAATGTAAGATGTTGTAAGATTGGATTTGTAGGGTCAAGCCCTTTAATTACATTTACTAATTCGTCAATGTCCATTTGCAAGTCTGTAACAATCCTGCGTTTGTTTTCGTTTTCTAGTTTAAGTTCTGCTTCAAGTTCTTCAACTTTGCTCTGAAGAGCTTTAATTTGTGCTTCTTTAAATTCTTGTAATTCTGTCATAGTTATTTAGTTTTAGTTAATTGTTTTTTTAATTGTTCTACGGTTTTACGTGGATAATGTTTAGGGCATGCTATTTCTTTTTCAGGATCTATTCTATTAATATATCCATGATAAGTATTACCATCAGCATATAAAGGTCCTTCAACTCCTCTTTCATCGTTTATTGGTTTTATAACAAAATCTGCTGTACCCTTCCATTTATGATAAAACTTTACTGCTTCATCATAAGTCATCGGCTCTGGTTTAGTGTAATTAAAATGACCATGTCTATTAGATGCTTTATATCTAATTAAGCCAAGATTTTTCTTTACAATATAATTAGATTGATCTATGATATTTTCTAATTGTTCATCTATTAGTTTACCTATTTGTTCTTTGACATCTAAAAGATCTCTTGCAACATAATGTTGTTCTGGTTCTTTAAGTGCTTTTTCGTAATTTCTTTCTTTTATTCTTATTTCTTCTGCCTTTTTTCTTTCGTTTTCGTAAAAATAATCTGCGTTTGTCATTTCCATAATTAGTTTCTGTTTATAGTTGGATAATTTTCTTTTAAAAAGTTTGTTCTGTATTCTTTGAATTGAGCCCAGAAATCATCAACAATATCTATTGTATACATAAAATCACCAATATATTCTTCTGATTGTTCACTAATGTCTACCCAAAAGAATAATCTATCTGTTTGAGTGCTTTTTATTTTTATTTTTTTAGTTTCTTCGTCATAGCCACCGTAGTTGTAATATCTTGGTGTCTCTATTTGACTACCTATTGTTGTAAAGACAGAGCAATGCAAATGCATGTTTTCGTCTAATTGACCTTTAATAGGTGTAATGTAATCTGTTTGATTTTTCATAGTTTAGTTTTTAGTTTTAATAATTTGTTAAAGCCTATTACTTTTATGTTGTATAAGGCGTTTAATTCTTCATCACTTAATTTGCTATAAATAGCCTTTAAGTTATGCCGATAACCTATAGGTTCTTTTGTGTAATAACCAAGCATATTGCGACCTACATTTCTGTAGGATCCTGCTTCTATCCTTGTTATTTCACTTAACATTTTGTTTCTAGTCATGATAAATAATCATTAGGTTAAACATTTCTTCTTTGTAATAAAAGTTATAATCTATGTGTCCAAAGTCTAGCCATTTTATTTCTTCTAGTCTTTCTTCTTCACCTTCAGGTGTAAGAGGTAATATTGTAAGGAAACAATCTCCTGCCAATTCAGACTCGCACAAGCTCTTTGCGTATTGATATATACCCTCTGGTAAGTCGTTAGGATCTATGCCAATTTTTGGTCGTCTTGCTTCTTCTAAGCTGTCATAAAATTCTTCTTTAGTCATAGTTATAGTTTGTTGTATTTGTTATAGTATGATTTTGTTACTAAACTAAAGTTCATTACTTCATCGTTTTCATAAACTTTAACAAGTTTTAAGTTTCCTTGCTTTTTCATCCAACCTCTAAAAGCGTTAGCTCCAAGGTTGTATATGCTAACAGGAACTTTAGCCCACTTGTTAGTAAACACTACAACACGTTTACCATTTTTTGCTTTCATTTCTACAACAGTTCTTTTGTTGTTGTAATTGTCTTTCCAGTTGTTTAATTTAATTGTTGCCATAAGCATAATCAGGATTAGTTTACGTCTTTTATTTAAACCTGTAAGACATTAGTTATTTAGTTTAATAATGGAGTCTGTAGTAATTAAAATTATCGATATAATATTCTTCAATAAATTTTATTACTGCTTTGTATACTTCATTTATATCCCAAGTATCCATACTTGGTAATATAATTTTATCAAAAGATGGTATGTATTTATCTCTAGGATCTAAATCCAAACTATTACATTCTTGTATTACAAGCATAAGCCAATCCCAAGATGTGTTAAATTTTAAATCCTGTACAGAAATTAAATAATCTGTTTCAGGATAACAGTCTGGATATTTCAATCCAAATGGAGTTTCTGCTCCAACATAGATTTTATTACCATTTGAATCAGCAACAAAGCATGGTTTAAATCCAATAAAATCAGCTATCATTAAGTTGTCATCATTTATTCCCTTTCTTATGTTAAAATTGTTGTTAGGTTTCATAATAATTTAAGTTTAGTTAATAGTACCTGTAGGTGACAACGAGTCACCTTACAGCCTCAAGGCCTACAGGTTAGTTATTTATTCTGGTGATTTTACCAGAAAGCAACACAAAGTTAAGACAGCAGTTGATGTTACAGTAACTGTTTTTAACACATCACGCATACAATGGTGAATTGTGTACTTTGTTTTTGTAGCTAATTTTTCTTCAGCTTTTTGTTCTACGTATTCAGCTATTAAATTAGTTTCTTCAGCTGTCAAGTTTTCAAATACATTTGAGTTTTTCATAGTTTAGTTGTTTAGGTTAGTGTTAATATCGTGTGAGATTTTATCGTCTACACTTAAAGAATTGTACCAGTTACGAATTTCCTTTTTACCATTCTCAATATATAATTGAGTGTGGCTTTTAATAAAGGTTTTCTTTTTAACGTTACTCGATCTAATCGGTAACATTTTAATTCTTTTTCTCTTTTTCATAATTCATATATTTGTTTAGTTAATGTTGTAGCGTTCATATCTCCTTTGTATTCTATATACATAAAGAATCCGTTAGGAAATTTAAGATGATACTCTAAATATCCTTCTTTAATAACAAGTTGCATTACTTCAGGATTTTCTGATTTTTGAGTATCTGTAAGCATTGCAGCTTTCATTAAAAGTGTAACGCTTTCTAAGAATAAGTCTTCGCTTGTTAAGCAAGACATTTGGTGACCTTTGTAGGTCAGTTTTAAGTTGTGCATTAGTTTTTGGTTTTATGGTTATTGTTTAATTGTACTTCGTCAAGTATTTCTTCTATTGTGATTAAGCAAACATTGTCAATGTGTGTTACTTCACCAAATCTGTCTTTTGTTTCCAGATTTATAACTATTTCTATATCACATAATACTCTATGAGGATATTTATCTTGTTCGTGTATGTGAGATATTCTAATTTTTAGATCGTCATGAACATTGTATAGTTGTTTAATGTCTGACCTTAGTCTATCGCTAGTAATTTTTTGATACCCAATTGATGTTACAATTCCGTCTTGGTAAGTTTTTGTTTTGTTAATCATGGCTTTTAGTTTATAGTTAATTGATTTGTTTTTATATGAAAGTCGTAATGATAATTCTTAAATAGAATATTACTAGACATTTCTTCAACATAGTCAAGATAGTCATCGTAATTTTCAAGGATAATTTCCTCGTTAAGAATTTCTGTGTTGACATATATTTCAACATCTAGTTTTACAGGGAATGATAATTCCTGTATTTTTTCGTGTAGTTTTCCTGCGTTCATAGGATTATCTTTTTTTTGTTTGTTTATACAATTCATCGATTGTACTGTTAAGAGGAGTTCTTGTAATAACTTCCTTGTTGTTTTGTTTTGCTTTAATGTAATCTCCTATAGTAAAGAAGATTAATAGTAATAGTGTAGACGCTGCAAACACTATTATAAATGCGATTAGTTCTAGTATCATAGTTTTTTATTTTTAAAGTTTATAATTAAGAAAGGGCACACGAAGAGTTAATCTTCTCCGTGCATCCTAGCGTTTTCTACCTGCCAGTCATTAGCGGCACACCTAGTGTAACCGCTCTTGTCCTCCTCGAGCTTACCACAAGGGTGCTCGATGTACAAGCTCCAGATATTATCGCCTGTAACAGCCATAACATCCATGTGATACTTAGCCTGAGCGTAAGTACCAAATTTGAAAGTGACTGTATCACAGCCATTTCCACCGTCTCCGTCAGTACGAAGATGAACGAGGTAAGTTCTAGCTTTCGCCATAATGTAAAGGGTTTTTGTTATACCGCTCTTGCCGATCCCGAGGTCAGCTTACTCCCTAAAGAGCGTGGTTAAAAAAAGTCGTGCCGCAAATTCTTTGCGTAATTCAACTGAATGATTTATATTTGTCCTCCAACGGTTTGTTGACGACTTGCATAGTGATATGTTTGGACCAGGCATTTTGCTCCATACGACATAGCACAGTTGTTCTTTACGACTTTCTTGGCTGCCCAGCTGTATACTAATCGTAGTGATTAATTCACAGTGAGCAACTCAGAATTTAAAGTCGTGGAAGGCAGCCTATAACCTTTTTGGGTCATCTATACCTAGCACCAACATTTCTTCCCACTGTTCTGATGATATATATGTGTAATCATCAACGTGGTTTTTAGTTTTAGCTTCCAAGTTAGTTGGATTGAAAGCATGATCGACAGGATATAAAATATCCAAAGCATTTGGATTGTCCATAATAAATTGATTTAGTTAGTTCCCTTGCACTCCGCGAAGAGTGTTACAAACACTTGTTCCAAGGGATTGTGATTAGTCGTTAAAAATATCTTGTTGAAAAGATAAAGATTTAAATACTAATCTTTTTAACATAAGAATAGTAATTTTACATCCGTTTATACGACCATTGATATACTCTTGTGTATATCCGTCTTCAGGTTGTGTAGCTTTCCAGTCTTCTAACTGATCTTGTGCATCTTGTAATGATTTTTTGATTTCATTATACATAGTAGTATCCTCCTTTTCGCCTTTTAGTTTAACATTCAATAGTTCGGCAAGCCATGAATGTTATAATAAACTACTAAATACATATTACTGTTTACAACGGGTAGAATGAGATACATCTCTTTTCCGCACCGTACTCTAGTCAGTAAGTAGTAGATAGTAGTTATGTGATTTAAATGTTTTGTTTTTAGTGTGTAATGTGTGTGTGAGAGTGTGTGACTAGTCCGCAATGATAGCTGCGAATAGCCCACCAACTAGCATAGCAGCACACGATGCTGTTACTTTAGCTGTAGTTTTAGCTGTTTTACTTGCTGCTTCCCACTCAACGCTTCTGCATTTAGCAGAGATTACCTTGTGTAATGGTTTACGTTGTACTGTGTACTTAGCCTGCGCTGCAGTATGAACTGTTACGTTCTTTAATAGGTTAAGTCCTGCTTTTACTTCTGGGTTGATAGTGATTTTCATAACAATATGATTTAAGATTAATACTGTGATTATTGGGTGGCGGAGCCTAAAGTTTTGGGAAGTACACGGGGTGTACAGCATAAGGCATCACACTCTCACAAATAAAAAAAATTTTATATATTTGCTTAATACATAAATAATATACAATGGCAAAATGTAAATCAGGTTGTAAGTGTAAGGCTTGCATGAAGAAAAAGAAAGCACGTACTAACCCTAAATTTGGATACTAATGGGATACTCAAAAGTTAAAACAAAGCCGAAGCCTAAGACTAAACCTAAAAAGAAATACTAATGGCTACAAAAAAGAAGGCTTGTTGGAAGGACTACAAGATGGTAGGAACTAAAAAGAAGGGCAATAAGACTGTTCCTAATTGCGTTCCAAAGAAAAGAAAGAGTAAGAAATAAACACGTATGACATTGCAGGTATATAAAGAGACTCCTTATGGAGATATAATGGTTGATGACAAAGGTGAATTGTCTTTAGAATATTTTACATTTTTCTTTTCGGATTTTGATCCAGATGTATGTATAGACGGAACTATTGATGCTTGGCTTATAGACAATGACTATATTATAGTTGATAGATCTATTAGTATTTGCAATCATGAGCCTGATAGTCTTAATTATATTTACTATAACGAGGAGACTAACGACTACGATGAGGTAGAAGTTCCTTTAGATGCCACTGATTTAGGGCTTGATAGAAGTTACTTGCTTAAGTATATTTTAAAGAAGGCTTAATGTATTTACTAAAGATAAGCAAAAAGGGTGGCGACATTACTGACGAAGATAATGGTGTGCTTGCTGTTCCAGAGTTTCAAAAGATCTTAAAAGAAAAGAAGTTAGGGCAGAAGGCTATGAAGTTTATAGCTTTGAGTCAAGACTACGATTCACCTTACAGGTACTTAAATGAAAAGGATAGGTACAGGCAGATTGCTTCCGACATATTTGGGAAGCCCAACTGGGCTGACACTAAACATCCCTTAGTGCAGGCAGGTATAGAGAAGTATCGCAAGCTACAAAGAGATCCTCTTGACGATCAGTTAGAAGCATTTAACAAAAAGATAGACCAGTATACTACATTAATTAATAACTGGCACTTAGATCAAGAAACCGCAGAAGAGCTACAGAAGGTTATGATTGGTATAGAAAAGCTACTAGGAACAAGAACTGTTTTACTAGAAGCTATTGAGCGTAGAGGAGAAAGAAAAACAATTAGTGGTGAACAGACTCTTAGCTTTTTAGAGGATCGAGCTGTAAGATTAAAGGATGCCTAAGAAATTTAACGTACAACATTATAGACCTATACCTAATAACGGACATCCCAACCTAGATGTAAGTAGCCTTGCGTATCAAGACTATTGGGAAGAAGAGATGCACAGGTGTATTAACGGTTATAAACCTCCTGGTGGAGAATGGATTCCTGGTAACTACTATTGGTATCTTAATTACTATATGATTCTTGGTAACGATGGTACTGATGGTAATCGTAAGTCTCTTATATACCCTTGGTATAGAGATATGGATAAGGAGTACTTTATGCTATTTGATACCTGTCGTAAAGAAGGTAAGGGTATGATTGTAATTAAGGCTAGGGATAAGGGGTTTAGTTATATGAACTCTGGTTTAGTAGGTCATGAATTTACATTCTTTCCGCATTCCGAAGTCGGAATTGCGGCTGGACTTGGTGTTACAGCTAACTCATTTTTTGAGAAAACAAAAAAAGGGCTGATGAATCAGCATCCTAACTTTAGACACGGTTGGTTAAAAGACACTAAAGACGTGTTAAGGGCTGGCTATAGACAGAAGAACGCTGAGGGTAGATGGGAAATAGGTGGTTATCAGTCAGTTATACATTGTAGAACAATGGATGATCCAGAAGTATATAAAGGAGAGCGTTTGTCTATAATGATATTTGAAGAAGCAGGGGAGTTTAAAAGACTTAAGAATGCATATATGTCATCAAAGGCTTGCTTTATGGATGGAGCTATGCAATACGGTGTACCTGTTATTGGTGGTACTGGGGGTGATATAGACGCAGCTTCTGCTGATTTTATGGATATGTATTATAATGCTGATGCATTTAATCTTATTCCTATGTTTATTCCTGCCTCAAGAGCTTTACACGGATTCTTTAGCCCTAAGACTGGTGTTGATGACGAGCAAAAAGCTTACGAATACATAGAAGGAGAAAGAACAAAAATATTAGAAGGTGGTGGGGATAGTAAGGCATACAACTTGCACTTACAAAACTACCCTCTTACAGTTCAAGAAGCATTCTTAAAAACAAAAGGGTCTAGATTTGACATAGCACTACTTAATCAGCAAAGAGGTAGAGTGCAGGAACTAGCTGATCCTGAGCAACATATAACTACTGGCTATATAGACTGGGTTATAGATGAAGATGGTTTGACTGATAATGTTAAGTTTACGCCTCATCCTCATGGTCCTTACAAGATATTGCATGAACCGCAGACTCACATGGCTGGATTAGACATAGGTGGTATTGATTCATACGATCAAGATCAAGCTGGAGCAGCACCTTCTTTGGGTTGTGCTATGATATTTAGACGTATAGCTGATACTAATCAGCCTTACAGGTTGCCAATAGCAGAATATACAGACAGGCCTGAAACAGCAGAGCAGTTTTTTGAAGGATGCTTAAAATTAGCTGTATATTATAATGCTCAAATGCTAGTTGAATATACAAAGATTGGTATATTAGATTATTTTTTAAGAAACAAAGCACAACGTTATTTAAAAACTAAACCTAGGTCAGCTCACTCGCCTGGAACTAAGACTAGAAATAACTATGGTGTTCACATGAATAAGCAAGTTAAAGGTTATATGGAATCATTAATGTATGACTATATAAAAGAAAGAGGTGATGAAATATGGTTTATAGACCTGTTAGATGAGCTGTGTGACTGGGGTTCAAGAAATACCGATAGAGCTGTTGCGTTTGGCTTGTGTCTTATCCACGAAAATGATAACTTTGCAATTGAAGTTAAGAATAAAGAAACTGAAGCTATTAAAGATAGCGGATTTGTATATTATAAGTATGATAGTAATGGATTGCCTATTAAACATTTAAGATAATGAAAAATTACCCTAGTCAATTAATACCTGATTCTAAGAAAGACAAGAAGTGGTGCGAGCAAATGCTTGATGCTATTGTAAATCAAACAGATCATGTAGACAGCCCTGAAAATAGGTACAGAATAAAAGACATAAGAAATTACGATATATACAATGGTGACTTTAACCGTGACGATTACAAGTATCTTACAGAGCAGTATGGATATAATTATCCAGCAAGACTAGTTAATTACCCTATAGTTCAACCTAAAATAGATTTACTATTAGGTGAAGATTTACATAGACCTCTTGATTCTAAGGTAGTTACCATTAATCAAGAAGCAATTAATAGAAAAGAAGATCAAAAAGTTACTATGGTAATGAATAAGCTTCTTGAAGAAATTAAAGGTGAGCTCAAAGAAGTTGGAGTTGAAATGGAGTCTGAAGGTCAAGAAATGCAACTACCAGACGATATAGATACTTTTATGAGATACAACTATAGAGAGTCTATAGAAGAATCTGTTCAAGATGGTTTAGAGTTTTTAATTAATAAATACAAATTAAAAAATAAATTTAAAGAAGGGTTTAGAGATTTATTAATTACTGGTAAAGAATGTTACAGGGTAGAAATAAAAGATGGAGATCCTCAAGTAAGACGAGTAGACCCAAGGTCTTTAACTTACGACTTATCTAATGAGACTGACGATTTAGGTGAAGCTAACTGGATTAGCGAGGAAAGATGGTTGTCTCCTAACGATATAATAGATGAGTTTGGTGAGCAACTAGAGGATAAGCAAATTGAATTAATAGAAAGTATATCTAAGCAAAACCAATCAGAATTAAGAACAGAGTACAGAAATTGGTACATGAATGGTGATGCTGGAGAGTTAAGAGTTAAAGTAGTTCATGCAGAATGGAGATCTTTAAGAAAGATACAATACAAAATAAGCCCTAATAAGCATGACGATAATAAACCGTTTAGAAAAATGGTTTCTGATAGGTACAGAAAACGTAAAGGCGAAAAAGTTCGTAAAGTTGTTGTTGACGATATTTGGCAGGCTACAAAGATTGGCGGTTCGATTATGGTTAACTGTCAACGAGTTCCTAATCAAATACGTTCTGTAGACGATCCTAGCGCAGCTAATCTAAGTTATGTTGGAGTTGTAAGAAATCATACTACAGGTAGTTCTGTTTCTATGGTTGATTTACTTAAAAACGTGCAAATGCTTTACAATATTGTAATGTATCACATAGAATTATCTATGGCTCGTTCTGGTGGTAAAGCTGTTGTTTA